GTATTATAGGTCGCTTAGAAGAAGCTTCAGAGTTTATTAAAGGTTAATATGGGCTTTCCCTTTGAGATAATTACAATGCTTGGCTCTACCGTTCTTGGTGGAGTCATGAGCGTGTGGGCAGAAAGCCGCAAGGACAAAGCAGAGCATCAGAAGCTTCTTATAACTCGCGGTGAGTTCGGACAGAAAGCTGTTAAGGCGGCACGAGATGTTAAGGACAAAGGTTTCCAATGGACTCGTAGGATCATTGCGCTGTCTTCAGTCTTTGCTATTGTAATACTTCCTAAGCTAGTGGCCGTGTATTATCCTACGGTAGATGTTACGGTAGGCTACACAAACTTTCAACCGGGATTTTTGTTTCTTACTCAAGGCAAAGATGTGTTTGAGTGGATAACTTTCCAAGGTTTAGTTATAACACAGCTTGATACTAATCTAGTTTCAGCTATTATTGGCATGTACTTTGGCGGCAGTTTAGTGAGTAAAAAATAATGAATCCAAAAACAACTATGGAAATGATAGAAACCGTAGGAATACCTGCGGCGTTTGCTGTAGGACTAGGATACCTTGTATGGAAACTGTTTCAACATTTGATAGCAGACGTACATAAAAAACTAGACGCTCAGCATGGGATGATTGTGGCGCTGATAGACAGAGTAAGACAAATGGACAACGACCTGATACGGATAGACTCTATGGTAAGAACTGCTATGGGGATTCAAGTAGATGTAGATAGGATAGCAAGAGCAGACGGCAAAAAAGATCAGAGGAAAGATTAGAATGAAATTAGTACCTACATTTAGAAGCCACAAGACACTACGAAACTGTTGGTTCTGTGTGGCATTCTGGTGTTTTTTTGTAGTGTTGTGGTCAGGCTATACCTTAGCAGATCAAATAACACACAAGTTTAAAAGCCCTAGCTTCAATGGAATTAATACAAGCAGTCACTACCTGACAATTGAGAACCAAGAATTTAATCGCAAGTCAGATATAGCTGATGAGATTAAAGCGTATCAAGAAGAGCTTGAGCGTGATGCAGAGAACACTACACTTGCAAGGTTTATACGTAACTTAGAATCACGCATCTATGCAGAGCTTAGTCGCCAGTTAGTTAACAACCTCTTCGGCGAAACAGCAAGCACAGGGGGAACGATTGAGCTAGAGGGCAACACCATTACGTACACCATTGACGGTGATTTTATAACCCTAATAATAACGGATGCAAATGGAAATACGACAGAGATTACTCTACCCATTGGTACTTTTACTTTCTAGCTGTTCAGTCTTTGATCAGTTTGAAGATACTTATAACCAAAGGTTTAGTGCAAACGATGTAGTTAGGATAAATGAACTTCAATCACATGCTTTAAGGGACGCTGTAGCTCCTGTAGTACAGCCTGTAGTTGCGGTTTATCCTAGTTCTTTTACAGACCAGACAGGACAGAGAAAAAGCAACAGTTCTTTTGCTCTCTTCTCTACGGCTGTGACACAGCAACCTAGCGCCTTGTTAATAAGGGCGTTGAAACACGCAAGCAATGGCAAGTTCTTTAGAGTTGTAGAGCGCGTAGGCTTAGATAACTTAACAAAAGAAAGACAGTTAATACGCTCAGCGCGAGAGCAGATTTCTAATGACGGTGGAGCTAAGAAAGTACCGCCTCTATTATTTGCGGGTGTGTTACTTGAAGGCGCAGTTATCGCTTATGATTCAAACCTAAGCACTGGTGGAGTTGGCGCTAGATATTTAGGCATAGGCAAGAGCGCACAGTACAGAGAAGATAACATTACGGTGTCATTAAGGATGGTGTCCGTAGCTACAGGAGAAATACTTGTAGAAGTAATGAGTCAGAAAACAGTGTTTAGTTATGGACAATCAGATGATGTTTTTAAATTTATAGAAATGGGTACGGAGCTTGTTGAAATTGAAGCAGGTAACTCGCGCAACGAGTCAACCACGATAGCATTAATGAAAGCAATAGAAGGTGCCGTACTAGAGTTAATAAACATTGGATACAACAGAGGGTTTTGGACTTATGAAAAAGATAAATAACGGCCTATTAATTTTGCTCTTTAGTGGTGTTGCTTATGGTGCCGATAACGAGGTGTACATTGAGCAGTCGGGCGCAACGGCCAATATTGACATAGAACAGCTAGGCACCAGTAACTTGATTGGTGGTTTAAGCTCAAGCGCAGGAAATCTAACTCCGCTTGATTTAGATGGCTCTAGTTTAACGCTTGACATTAATATGATAGGCAACACTAACAAATTCTTTGGCGACATCTATGCTGATAGCTTCACAGGGCTATATAATTTTGTAGGCTCAAGCAATCTTTTTACAATCCAAGTAGATCCAACCAATACTTACGGGGCTAATAGTTCAAATCAAAATGTTTCAGTCACGGGGGCAAGCAACACAATGACACTCAATCAAGGCACTACTGCTTTAGCGGCAACCCTTGATCTTGATTGGATTATACAAGGTTCAAACAACACCATTACCTCTTCAATAAATATTGATGGTGCTACCCAGTACATAGACATTGATGGTTCTGATAACACGTTAACATATACAGGTACAGGTGTGACTGCAAGCGCAGGAGGTTATTTCTATCTTGATCAAACAGGAGGTAGCCGAACATTTAATATACAACAACTGAGTACCCAAGATAATGACTGGCTTAAAATACTTTCTACTGGTTCTGGCGGTACTGTGTGTGTCATTCAAAACGATCAAGGTACAAGCCTCTCTTGCTAAGATAGGGGGGGTGTCTGAGGTATCTGGATACGCACAAATTAAAAGAGAACAAGCACCCCTTGTCGCAGACTTAAAGTTTGCCGTTCAGACCAACGATCAAGCAGTAACCGCGAATGGCAGGATGGCTATTACGTTTCTTGATGACTCAGTTGTAAAGCTTACAGAGCATTCACAGCTAACAATAGATAAGTACATATATGATCCTGACCCAAGCAAGTCTAAGATGGCTCTTACGTTTGGACTAGGAACTGCACGGTTTATAAGCGGTAAGCTAGGCCAGATAGATAAAAGAAATATAAAGTTAAGAACTCCTACGGCAGATATTGCAATTCGCGGCACGGACTTCACGGCCACAGTAGACGAATTAGGCCGCAGTCTGATTATACTCTTGCCCAATAAGTTTGGTGTATCAAGCGGAGAGATAGAAGTGTTGACCGCTACAGGCAGTGTGTTGTTGAACAAGCCCTACCAAGCAACAACGGTGTCGGTGTTTGAGTCAGCGCCCTCTAAGCCTGTAATACTAGACTTAACTCTAGACTTTATTGATAACATGCTTATTGTTACACCCCCAAAAGAGGAAGCGGTAGTAGCTGAAGAAAGAGTTGCAAAGACAGCAAACATCCTAGACTTTAATGAGCTAGACATAGACTACCTAGACGAAGACTTTTTAGAAGATGACAGCCTTGAGTTTACTGAGCTAGATATAAATTTTCTAGATGTTAATTACCTTGAAGACTTGTTAAACATATTAGATGTGTTGGCTGTACAAGAAGAGAAGGATGGTTTAGCACAGGTTTCAGGCGTAACTATATCAGGAACATCTTTAGGTACAGACCCTGAGACACAGATAACTGCTCTTATAACAGGACAGATAATAAGCCTGATTAGAAACGTAAGTGAGTACACGCGATTAGATTTAGACACTACAGGGGGCTACACAGTGATACTGATTCAAGATGGGATCTCTAATACTGTGAAGATCAACGGAGGTGATTCTGTAATTAGGATTACGCAGGAAGGTTAATGACTAACTATAAAAGATATATAAAATTAAAGTATGGTTTTCCACTAACCCGACAAGGCACTACAATAAATATATTAGTGTAGAGTAAGGAGAACATCATAAAAAAAACAATCATAGGGCTTGTTGTTGCGCTTTTGTTTGCGGTCTTAATGTATCAGCCTACACTGGTTGAGGTTATAAAACTCAGAACCTTTGATGCCCTTGTTAAGACTGAGCAACCTACAGGTAGCATAGTCCTGCTCAACTTGACAGAAGAAGATATACATAATGAGGGTGGTTGGCCTTTCCCGCGTGAACGCTTAGCGGATATACACGTAGACCTGTTGAATGCCGGAGCTACTTCTGTTGCATGGGTTGCAGTCTTCAGTGAGCCAGATAGGTTTGGTGGTGACGGCATTTTTGCAAGAGCTTTGTCGTATTACCCTTCAGTAATTGCTATGTTTGAAACTGACGGCTACAAAGAGATACCTCAAACGGAAGGCACAGTGATACTGGGGGATGATGTTGGCGGCATAGAAGCTACAGGAGTTACGCAAAACATTAAAGTCCTTAGAGACGTATCGTTGCAAGGGATAGTATCAGCGCCAGTGGATGTAGATAACTTAGTCAGACGTATGCCGCTACTAATGAGAAGTCCAGACGGTTGGATGGCAAGCTTCGGTACGCAGTTACTCAAGGCGGTTACAGGAACAAACACCTACGTTATTAAAACTAGCGTCAGTGGAATACAAGAGGTGCGCGTCAAGCAGTTAAACCCTATACCCACAGACAGACACGGCAGAGTATGGGTAAACTGGGTAGAGGCAGACAGCACTACTCTAGATAAGATGGATGTAGAAGGAAAGATGGTGATAGTAGGAACCACCGCTAAGGGGATACTTCCGCAGGTTGCTACTCCTAAAGGGCTGTTGTATCCGCACCAGATACAGGCGGCGTTAGTTGAAACTGTACTACACGCCTCCAATAAACGTATGCCCGCTATCCCGCCTATCGCTGTGTTTTGTGAGGCAGTGGTTTTTTTAGTAGGAGTGTTCTTAGTTTTTCTAGCTCTTAATTACTTAGGAGTCTATGCAGGTTTAATCCTATCTGTAGGTGTCATGTCTAGTACTGCACTGCTAGGAGTTTACCTGATACGAAACGGAATACTGATTGATGTTACATGGCCGCTGATCTCTGAGTTTGTAGTAGCTTCAACAACATTCTACCTCAACTACAAAGAACAGTACAAACTACGGCAACAGATCAAGAAGCAATTTGAGCATTACCTAGACCCACGACAGGTCAAACGCTTGCAAGATAACCCAGAGTTACTAAAGCTTGGGGGCGAGAAGAGGTACTGTACGTTCTTGTTCACAGATGTAAGAGGTTTCACAGCCCTATCAGAGAGCGTAACCCCAGAAGAAGTAACCTACATTATGAACAGAGCTTTGACGGCCCAACAATCAGCGGTTTCAAAATTTTCAGGCACAGTAGATAAATACATCGGAGACGCGATGATGGCTATCTTCGGAGCGCCACTAGACTTAGAAGGCCACGAAGACAAAGCCATAGAGTGTGCTAAACAAATAGCAATAAATATGGAAGAGTTGAACGTAGAGTTTGCGGCCAAGGGATTACCGCCCATCCAGATTGGGATAGGTATTAACAGCGGCGAGGCAATCATAGGTAACATGGGATCAGAGCAAAGGTTTGATTACACTGCTATCGGTGACGCAGTAAACATTGCGGCTAGGCTTGAGTCAGGTACTAAGGCGGCAGGTGTAGATGTGTTGATAGGGTTTAGCACTAGGAAAGGATCTAGTATTAAGCTAAAGCCACTGTCGCCGATTGAGGCTAAAGGGAAAGCAGAAAAACTAAAAGTATACACTATATAAAATGAGGCAATACTAATGTTAGATAAATTGATAGGCCCAGTAGCAGGATTATTGGACAAATTTATTGTTGATAAAGATCAAGCCAATGCCCTAGCTCACGAGATAAGCACAATGGCAGAACGTCACGCTCAAGAGTTAGCCAAGGGACAACTGGCTGTTAACGCAGTTGAGGCCGCGCACAAAAGCTTGTTCGTTTCTGGATGGCGACCTGCTATTGGATGGATCTGCGGATTCGCTTTAATGTATTCTACAATCTTAGCACCCATCTTAGGTATTTGGTTTACTGTCCCGCCTGTAGATAGCTCATTGCTTACAAGTGTACTCATGGGCATGTTAGGTCTTGGAGCCATGCGTACAGTAGAGAAAACAAAATCAGTAGCGAGGAGCAAGTAATGGCGGCTAAGAAAAAATCAAAAGTCAACGAGGCAGGTAACTACACCAAGCCTACAATGCGTAAAAGATTGTTTAACAAAATAACAGCAGGAACTAAGGGCGGCAAAGCAGGACAGTGGAGCGCACGAAAAGCTCAGATGCTTGCCAAGCAATACAAAGAAGCAGGAGGAGGTTACAAATGAAAGGTGTTAAACATTATAAGAAAGATGGCACAGAGCATAAAGGTTCTAGTCACAAGATGGCTGACGGAACTTTACACACTAACAAGTCTCACACTAAGACAAGTGTAAAGTTATTTCATTTGAAGGACTTGTCTAAAAAATCTAAGATGAAAGCAAAAGGTACGCACAAGTGTCGCTAAAGAAACCTCAGAAGTCTTTGAAGGCTTGGACAAAACAAGAGTGGACTACAAAGTCTGGCAAGCCTAGTGCTAAAACAGGTGAGAGATACTTACCTAAGAAAGCTATAAAGGCTTTGACACCTGCACAGTATGCGGCAACAACCAAAAAGAAAAAGGCGGATACTAAGAAGGGCAAACAGCACAGCGCACAGCCCAAGAAGGTTGCTTCTAAAACTAAACAATACAGGAAAGTATAATGGCTACTCCCAGAAAAGGTAAAGCAAAAGTAAA